GTATGCCGCCTCTGCCGACGCCAACGTCGAGTTGATGGGCGCGCTCGTCTGGCTGCGCAACCGGAGCCGCGACCTGATCCGCAACAACCCGTACGCGGCGCGCGCCATCGAGGAGTTGGCCGGCAATGTGGTGGGGACCGGCATCGTTCCGAAGGCCAAGACCGGCGCAACCCCTATCGACGCGATCATCGACGCCGAGTGGCCGTACTTCTCCGACCAGTGCGACGAGCCGCAGCGTCTCGACTTCTATGGCATGCAGACACTCGCGGTCCGGACGATGGGGGAGAGCGGCGAAGCCATCGTCCGGTTCCGGCCGCGCCTCGTGGACTCCGGCCTGCGCATACCGCTGCAGCTTCAGATGCTCGAAGCCGACTTCCTGGACCAAGCCCGAACGATGGGCTTGGTCAACGGCCACGTGATGGAGGGCGTGCAGTTCGACATGGACGGCCACCGCGTAGCGTACTGGCTTTTCAGCTATCACCCGGGCGGCGTGCTAATCCTCAACCCGCGCGGCGGCATCATCAGCCAGCCCGTTCCCGCGGACCAGATCATGCACGTCTATCGCGTCCTCCGGCCCGGCCAAGTGCGCGGCGTGCCGTGGCTGGCGCCGGTGATGATGGCACTCCGAGATCTGGACGACTACTGCGACGCCGAGCGCGTACGGAAGAAGGTCGAGGCGTGCGTTGCAGCCTTCGTTACGCAACCCGAAGGCGTCGACGGCGACCCCGTGGGCTTTGCCGGGACCGATCCGTTCAGCGGGCATCCCGTCGAAAGCTTCCAGCCGGGCATGGTCGAGTATCTGAAGCCGGGACAGGACATCAAATTCAACAATCCGCCTCCGGCCGGCGGCTACCGCGAATATAAGATGACCGAGTTGCAGGGGATCATGGCCGGCATCGGGCTGCCCTACGAACTCGGCACCGGCGATATGTCGCAGGTGAACTATTCGTCCTGGCGCGGCGGGATGCTGGGCTTCCGGAACACCATTGAAAACTACCGGTGGCTTACGTTGATGCCACTGTTCTGCATGCCGGTGTGGCGGCGGTTCATCGACACGCTCGTTCTGTTGGGCAAAATTCCCCTGGCGGCGGTGAACAATCCGAAGATCAACCTGAAGCAGGTTCAATGGACCTCGCCGCGGTTCGAGTCGGTCGATCCGGTGAAGGACGCCGAGTCGGTTTTGAAAGACGTCCGCATGGGCCGGAAGCCGTGGTTCGAGGCGGTGCTGGAAAACGGATACGATCCGACGACGCAACTCCAGCAGATCGCTTTGTTCAACAAGCTGGTGGACAAATACGAGATCATCCTGGACGTCGATCCGCGTAACGTTACTCTACGCGGCCAGGAGCAACCGGCCAATACCGAGGAGCGCACACCCACCAGTAAGCCCGGCGGAGGCGGGTCCGGCAGCCAAGGACTTGGGATTTGCGAGTTGTCGGACGAGGACCTCGCGATGGTACAGGAGCTTCTGGTAGCGGGCATCTCGCGCGTTGGGACCAACTGGCAGTCCACTACGCGACTCTACCGGGGCTAAATCGAACCGCAAAAAGGAGAGGACCAGGATGGACAGCAAACCGGATGTAATCACCGGTCTGGAGGAACAGCCCGGCCAAGCGACCATCGCGGCGCTGGCGGAGGATCCGCCGGCAACTACGGCAACGACCGCAACTACCACGACGACCGAACCAACGACGACCACCGTGACGGAGATTCATCGCGAGGTGACTGCAAGCGGCGATGCGCCTGCTGGCGCCAAAGAGACGTCGGAGATTGTGGAGATAATCGCCGACGCCCGAACGAAGCCTGCCGTAGGCGCGGCCGGCGGCTGCCAGTCCGAAGTCTTCGCCGCCGACGCGCAGGTGGTGCCCAGCACCGCGAACGCGGACGACGGCACCATCGACGTGGTCTGGTATAGCGGCGCGATGGTCCCAAGGATCGACCGCTCTACCGGCGAGCCGTACATGCTCAAGCTGGACATGGCGGGCGCCCGTCTCGACCGGTTGAATGCCGGAGCGCCGGTCTTCGACACGCATTTCTCGGGCGACGATTTCAAGTCCCTCATGGCCGGCAAGGTCGGCACGCGGGCCCAGGTCGGCGTTGTCCAGCGCGCGTGGCCGAACGGTCCGAAGGGAATGGCGACCCTCAAATTCGATCTGGGCGATCCGGACGGCGCGGAGATGTTCCGCAAGGCCTCGACCGGGATCCTCCAGAATCTCAGCTTCGGCACGTTCATTTACAAGCGTGAGAAGACCGACATGCAGACGGAGGGTATGCCGGAGGGAAAAGCTCCGTACTTGAACAACCAGGAGATCGGGATGTTCAAGGCGACCGATTGGGAACCGTTCGAGATCTCGCCGTGTACGGTGCCGGCGGATTTCAATACGTGTTTTCTGAGCGCGCAACCGAACGGGGAGATCGCAATCTTCGGCGCGCCGGACGCTGCAGTGATCGAAGTACTTCGGGCAATCAGCCCGCAAAAGGAGAAACCTGCAATGACTGAAACGACGCAGCAGGGCACGGCTGTGGATGCCCGAGTTGTGAACGAACAAGCGTTGGCCGCCGCACGCGAAGAGGCGGTCACTCAAGAACGTAAACGGGTCAGCGATATCGAAACGCTGGGCACCATTCAAGGCGTCGAAAAGGCCTTCGTTACCGAGCTCGTTGCGAAGGGCGTGTCGGCGGCCGATGCGGGGACGCAGATCCTCAACAAGCTGGCCGCGGATGCGGCGAGGCGCAAGATCGTTAACCACGGTCCGGGGACGGGCGGCGGAACCGACGCGATACAGAAGCGGTTGGACTGCATGCAGTCCGCTCTGCTGCTGCGCGCCGATAGCCGGTTCTTCCTGCATCGGCAACCGCTGTCTGGCGCCTTCCTGTCCGGTTGCGGTGAACCGCAGCATCGTGAGGCCGAGGAAAAGGCGCGCGAGTATCGCAATTTCAAGCTGATCGATATGGCGAAGGACTACCTGCAACTTCGCGGTATCGACACGCGCGGTTGGGATAGCACCCGGGTTGCGGAATTGGCGCTGCGGGCACCGTCCCGCAACGTGGAATATTTCGAGGGCGGCGCGGAGTCGACCTCGGACTTCCCGGCGATCCTGGCCAATGTCGCCAACAAGACCCTGCGCCAGGGCTATGAAGCCTATCCGCGCACGTTCCAGCCTTTCTCCCGCCAGATGACGGCAGAGGATTTCAAGCCCGTCAACCGGGTGATGTTGGCGGATGCGCCGGTGCTCCAGAAGCTTAATGAAAAGGGTGAGTACCACCGCGCGCAGCTCACCGACAACAACATCACGTATCAGCTCGCCACCTATGGCGAGATCGTGGCGCTGACCCGCAAGGTCATCATCAACGACGACCTCCAGGCGTTCACCCGCGTTCCGGCGCTGCTGGGCGTGGCTGCTGCACGGTTGGAGTCTGACACTGTGTGGGCGATCATCACGTCCAACCCGATTGCCCAGTATGCGGGCGACGCCGCTCAGACCGCGCTGTTCGCGGCTGGCCACAACAACCTGCTCTCCGGTGCTGGGAGCAGCCTCAACCCCGCTGTAAACGGTGGCACTCCGGCGGGCGATGGTGCATTGTCCGCACTCGGCAGCGGACGGCAGAATTTGCGTATGCAGAAGGGACCGCAGGGGACCCCCCTGAATCTGGTTCCGCGTTTCATCGCGGTGCCGACGGCGCTGGAAACCTTCATGCTTCAGGTCGTGTATCCCATCAACATCGCCTCCGCTACTCCTGGCGGGGTGGTCCCGGAGTGGGTGCGCGGTCTCATTCCCGTGGTCGAGCCCCGTCTCGACGCCAACAGCGCGACCGCGTGGTATCTGATCGCGGACCCGGCGCAGGTGGACACAATCGAATACTGCTACCTCGAGGGCCAGCAAGGTGTTTACATCGAGACCAAGCAAGGCTTCGAGATCGACGGCGTGGAAATTAAGGCGCGCATGGACTTCGGCGCGGCGGCCATCGACTATCGCGGCATGCAGAAAAACGCCGGCGCGTAGGAAGCTGCAGCGCGCGGCCAACGAGCTCAACCAAAGCCGGGTCCTCATCTGGTCCCGGCACAAACCAGAGGAGAGGAAGTCGATGAACAATTACGTCCAGCAAGGGAAGACGCTCACAGTGATCGCGCCCTACAGCGTGAATTCGGGTGGCGGTGTGGAGGTCGTCGGTACGGGCTACCTGTTCGGGGTCGCCGTCAACACGCAGGTCACGGGCGACAACATGGAGATCCAAGTCGAGGGCGTCTTCGACCTAGCCAAAGACGCCAGCACGTTCGCGAACGGCGATTACGTGTATTGGGACAACGTCAACCACGTAGCTACCTCCATCAACACCGACAAGAAGATCGGCGTGGCCGTGCTGATGCAAGCGAGCGGCGCGAACGCTCCGGGTGGCGTGGCCGGCGATCCGACCGTTCGTGTGCGGTTGAATTCCGCGTTCTAGAACTCGGGGCGGCGCAAGTCGCCGCTTCCTTTTGACCTATGTCCGGATGGCCCACCATTAGCGCGAACGCGAATCGCATCATGCAGAACAGGTTCGGCGAACCGGTGGTGTACCAACCGATGCAAGCGGGCGCGCCGGCCAGCGCGTCGGTTCCTCTTACTGCCATCAGGTGTACCCGCGAGCGGATGGAGGCAGGTGCGGTAGCGAGCGTGGAAGAGATCGAAGTGAACCCTGTAGACCTGCCTGAGGCGCCGCCGCAGCGTGGCGACACGGTCACTGCTTGGGGGGCGACATTCACCGTCACGACCGTGCGCCAGCCCGACCCGTACGGCATGGTCCATTTGACGCTGACGATGCAACCGTAATGATCAATCCCAAGACCATGCTGGCCGAGTGGGTGACCGCTCTTCAAGCACTGCCGAACCTTATGAAAGCGATAGGCGGCGCTGCCAGCTCGGTCCAATTCTATTCGGAAAACGCTACGGTCTTCGGGCAGTCCACGCAGAACAACGTTCGCCTGGCGGTCCTGGGAATGCCGCCGGGATCGATCATGGTCGTCTGGCACGGTACTGCGCCGGGCCGACTGGGCAACGCCCTCGTATTCGTGCATGAGTTCGCGCTTTACCTGCGCGCGCCGGAGACGCCCAGCGTCGGCTACGAGGACCTCTACAACTGGATTGTCAACGACATTCCGGAGGGCGGCACGCTCCAGATGCTGCACCTTCCGGTCGACCCCAGCTGCGAGCCGATGGATTTCTATCTGCCGTCAGCCCGGCGCAACACTATCGTGGTCAGCGCGGACGGTGCCACGTTCGAGTACTTCGAGGTGGCGGTCCGGTTGATCGAAGCTACCAACCCATAAAAAGCCGGTTGTCCCGGAGTTGAGGCCAAGAGATGCAAGACGTTCCGATGGTATTTATGCAGTCCCCGCAAAGCGATGAAATCCGGGAGGTCCAGGCAACCACCGCTATACTTGGGCCCCTCATGTCACAAGGCTGGCATCAGGTGCCCGCACCGGCAACAGTAGCGCAACCCGAAACTGCGGAGACGAAGGAGGCCAACTAAACCATGGCGAACATCAATGAACTGATTGAGGGCTGGAGCTTCGGCAAACAGGCCGCGGTCGTTACGCCGCCTGCTGCGGCGATTATTACGCCGCAGACCGCGGCCAAGATGTGGCGGTTGACGAACCTCAACACGAAGCCCTGGGCGAAGGTGCCGGTGAACGAGGACGACCGGGCTGAAATCGGCAAGGGTCACGAGTTCCCTACGGCGCTGTTCAAGTCGCACTACAACATGCCGACCTTCGAGATTTCGAAGTACGCCTCGTCGGAGTTCCTGGCGTGGGTACTGTCGTTCTCGCTGGGCAACGTGACGCTCGTCGGCACCGGATCTCCATACACCTACACGGTCGTACCGGCGCTGGGCGCGACCAATCCGACCGGCCTTGAGTTGCCGTACTTCACGTACGTCCAGCAGATCCGGCCTGGCGGATCTGCAATCCTCGACGAGATGCTGATCGGTTGCGCTATCAAGAGCTGGAAGCTGGCAATCAAGAATTCTCCCGGCCGCGCCAGCGCGATGCTGTCGTGCGAGTGCGTGGCTACCGGTCAGTACACCTCGCCCAGTGGCATCACCCTGCCGGCGGTAACGCAACCGCACGAGTTCAACGCCAGCATGGTCAGTGCGTTGACCATCAACGGCATCAACTACCTGACCGGCGGCAGCGGTATGCAGTTCGTGTCGCTCGACGCCTCCTGGGAGAACAACTTCCGGCCCGGCTTCTTCCCCGGTTCCGGAGCGCAGGACGGCTACCAGATTCAAGGCCGCTTCGAGTGGGGCGACCGAACGTTCGCCTGCCAGTTCGTGGTGCGCGTGCAGAACGGTTCGATGGAATACGCGAACCTCATCAATCAAACCACCGGCACCGCGACCGTCACATTCACGCGCGACGCCAACAACACTTTCACGATGGCCATCCAGCAGATGGGATTCAACGTGGTCGAGTTGTCGAACACCGACGGCATCGCCACTCTCCAGGTGACAGGCGTCCAGTTGTACAACGCGACCAACGGTCTGGTCACGATGTCGGTGACTTCGCCGCAGGGCGGCATCTGCCAGTAAAGGAAAACGACGATGCTGATTCTACTGATCATCTTGCTTTTGTTGTTCGGCGGCGGAGGTGGGTATTACCGGTGGGGCGGGGGCGGCTTGATCTGGACTGTCCTTGTCATCCTCCTGCTGGCCTACTTGTTCGGTGGATTCTTCGGCGGTGGACCTTACTTCCATCGCTGGTGAACTCCGCGCGGCATCGTCGATGGCAGTCCTGATCGATAAAACACTCTATGGAACAACAGACCAGCAAGCCAATGTTTGACGCATCGAAGCCTATCGTCGTGCCGATCCTGTCGGGCGGGGAAAAGCGATGCGAGGTGCGTTTTCCAACCGACGAGGAATGGTGCTTCTGGGCGCGGGCCCAACGCACCATTCGCCATTTCCTCGGGCGCGGGAAGTCGCAAAGCGAAGACATCGATCTTCCGAAAATCAACGCGGAGTTATTCCGGAAGATCCGCATCGACCAGGAGGGTCCCGAGTTCGACGACGCCGAAACCGGTATGGTTATCGGTCGCGTCGAGCGTTGTCAGGTGGCCGATATCGAGCGCGAGGGCGTCAACTACCGGATCGCAATGAGGGTCCCCGGTGCGCGCGTGACGCACGTCTTGCGGATGCCGACCGCCAAGGAGATGCAGGATCACGAGAAGGCGTCCACCAGCGTCGTGGCCGCCAGGCGCTCGGTCGAGACGCGGGCGTTCCTCGAACCCAGCGGCGCACTCTACGACAAGCTGCACGTGTCGCACGACGGTTATGCCGGCGACGTGCCCATCGTTCACAAATCCGCGGCGGTGTCCGAAGTGATCGCGCAACTGGCCATCGAGGCAGACGACGACCCGGAATAGCGCAGCCCGACTCTCCGGAGGGGCCGGGCTTGCGATTCCTGATCCGCTCGGCGTGCCGCCAGGGATCGGCGTGCGGACGCGATGAAGACTGCGCGGACCGGGTGTTCCGATGCCGGCAGTGCGGTTACTCTTCTCCGGACGAGTTGGATGCCTGCCCGCAGTGCAACGCGGGCTGGAAGGCCATCGACGTCAGCCACGGGCCCAACTGCCCGAGGCACCTGCTCGACGAGGCTATGGACACGCCGAACGGCCTCCTGGTCCGGCGGTGCTTCCGGCTTCTCAACGCCAGAACGCTCGGGTTGACCCTCACGCTCAGCGACATCACGGAGGAGGAGTTCCGCGTGATGGAGTTGATCGATAGCGAGCAGAAAGAATACGTCGCGGCAGAGGACCGCGATGTGAAGAGCTTCCAGGAGTTGCTGATCAGGAAATTATCGCGACGATAGGAAACCGGTGAATCGAAGGCGCTCAACGAGTTCGATCCATGACCGTACGCAGGATGCTGTTGATGCGGGTCGAGTAACCCTTGCCATATTGCATCAGCCAGTCGTAAACTTCCCGGTCGATGCGAGCGGCCACTAAAACCTTCGGAGTGCGGCGGAATTGCGCCAGTTGCTCGTTGGTCAGAGGAGGGATGTCCGAGTAGTCGATGCCGGAATCGTCTCCGGCGGCCTGCCGCTTTGCGATCCGGGACAGGGCGCCTTTCTGTTTCTTACCCACCGGCTTGCTGAATATAGATTCGGCGCTCACGCTTATTAGCTTCGCGGGCCGAGATGATGCGGATGGTTTCTTCTTCGCCATGTTCAGTCTCCATGCGATATACGTGGACTACCAACAGAACTGCCTTCTCTACGGCGCCAATAGCGTGCCATCGCTGCTCGCCATCAACGATTCGGTCTTTGCGGAACGTTGCGAGGGAATCGTTGAAGACCAGGGCGGCGGTCTCAAACGAAATGTCGTGCTTCTGCTGGTTGACCCGGTTCTTTTGGTCGTCCCATTCAAATCGCATCGTTATACACATTGTATAACACCTCCTAAAGACAGACGAAGTCCATGCCTCGCTTCCAGACAGTCGTTCGGCGCGCCCGCTTCGTGTACTCCCCGTTCACGCTACAGGAGATGCAGGGCTTTGCGCAGTTGCTCGCGGACACGATCCGCAAGCGCATCCAGAGTGGCCAGAACATTTACGATCAGGCGGCGACGCCCCTGAAGCCCGCGCAGGCCGGACGCCGCGGCTATCCGGATTACAAGGCGGCGCATGGCCTCCAACCGATCCGCGACTGGACATGGACCGGGCACACGATGCGCTGTCTCAAGGTACTTACGGCGACCGAAAACCGCGCGGTGATTGGCTTCCTAGACGAGGCTTTGCCCGGTCGAAGCCAGACAGCTTCGCAACTTGCTTTCTGGAACAACCAGACGGAGCGGATGTGGGGCGTGTCGCCGGCAGATCGAGACAAGGTGATTCCGCTGATTTACAACTACCGTCCGGTGGTGACGCTGCAGCAGGTCCAAGGGGCGGGCAGCACAGGGTCGACGTTCCGATCCTTTCAGAGCTTCGGTTCCACGTATTTCGGTTCCATGCGGCAGGCGGGATTTGAGCAGTACATCGGTGCGAAGGCAGCTTAGAAAATGGGCGACCAAGCTGAACGTGTAGTTCTTGAAGCCGAGGACCAAGTCAGTCCGGTGGTGAATCAGGCCAACAGCAGCCTGGACAGCTTCGAGAAGAAAGCGACGACCGCGCACGACAAGGTGGTCCGGATCACGGACCAGACCAGGACCAGTGTGCAGCGTCTCATTTCCTCGCTTGAGAAGCAGGCAGACACGTTCGGGAAGACCGGCGTGGATCGGCTTATCTCCCAGCGCGACCAACTCCTCCAGCGGTACGCCAGGGAGCCGCAGGCTATCGACGCCATCACGCGGTCGTACGAAAAGATGATCGCGATTGAGGAAAAGTCCGCGCGCGATGCACTGGCCGTCAAGGCTGCAAAAGAGGCAGAGGAGGCTCTCCAGAAGCAATCGGTGGCCATCGAAGCGTTCGGCCAGCGAGTCAGCCAATCTATGGAGAACCCGCTCCAGGGCGCCAGGGGCGCGATCTCGTCCGTCCTTACGGCTCTCGGTCCTTTCGGCGTGGCGGTCGCTTCCGGCGCTGCCGTGCTCGGTGCAGTGGCGCTGTCCGCGTTCGAGGCTGCGAAGAGCCTCGGCGAGTATGGAACGCACGTCAAGGATGCGGAGTTGCGCACCGGGTTGGCCGCGAAAGAGGTCGGGCAGTTCGGGTTCGCGGCGCGCGCGGTCGGTCAGGACATTTCGATTGTCGAACGTCTCATGCGCGGCCTCTCGCAGGCCGCCGACGACAACTCAAAGGAGGGTGAGAAGGCGCGGACAACTCTGCGCGGGATGGGTATCGATCTGCACACCGCCGCCGGAGAGATGAAACCCACGTCCGAAATCCTGGTTGAGATTTCCGAGGGTTTGAACAAGCTCCCCGAAGGCCTCCAGCGGGACGCGGCGGCCATGGACCTGTTCAAGCGGGTCGGCGTAGAGGCGATTCCGTTCATGACGGAGCTTAACGACAACCTGCGCATCGCCCACGACGAGGGCTTCGGGCCGACCGAGGACGACATCCGGCGGTTCACCGAGTACCAGCGTGAAGTGACCGTGCTCGAAACCAAGTGGGACTCGCTGGTCCGCAAGTTCAAAGAGGGGCTGGTCATCACCGTGTCGTACGTCGGCCAGGGCGTCGACTGGTTCCTCAAGAACGTTGCCGCGCCCAGTAGCGAGGAAGAGCACGCTGGCGAGGAGCATCAGCGGCAAGACCAGGATGCCGTCCGTGCGGCGGGCGGTGCGGGCGCGAAGATGTCGATCTCTGCCCATCGGCAGGCGATGGCAGATATGGACCGGCGCGCGCCGGACATCATGAAGAACAGCGACGCCACTCTACAGCAGATCGCGGATCTGCGCAGCCAACAGCAGCAGTTGGTGGGCGATTTTGGTCTGCTACAGGCTCTGGCGCCCACCAAGGAGGAGCAGGCCAAGGCGCAAGGCGCAACCCAGATCCAAGGCCAGATCAAACAGTTGCAGCAGATGTTGAACGATGCAGAGGCGGCCACCAGACGGACGGATTTGCACGGCGGCAAAGAGGAGACGGATCGGTTGCGAGCGCGGTTCTTCGGTACGCACGAGGGCATGGAGAAGGCCTACGCCGATGCCAAGAAGGACGTTGAGCGGTTGCAGAAAGAACTGTTCGAACCGGACAGGCCGTTGACGAGGGCGCAGGCGCAGGATCTTGGCCACCAACTCCAGAGCGCGCAAACCGACGAGGAGCGACGCAAGGCGGCATTGGACGCGACCGCACATGGCGGGGAGGCACTTAAGGAGTTTCGCCGCCAGGCGGCAGAGTTTGAGAAGAAGGGCGATGAAGCAGAGCTCGACGCAATCGGAAAGATCTTCTACCAGCGGGACCAGCTTCTAAAGCAGGCAGTGCTAGTGAAAGCGTCGGAAGCGGAGATCGCCGCGATTCGCAAGGCTGCCGACGAGCAGGCTGGAAAGATCCGCACCGCGGAGACCGCGAAGTTCGATGCGGACTGGCGGAAATTCGAGGAGTATGCGCAGCAGGAGCAGGCCAAACGTTTGATGAAGAACGTGGCGAGTCTCGGCCCGTCGAAAGAGGAGATGAAGGAGTGGGAGGACTGGTTCCGCGCTCAGGACCAAGTCGCATCGATCAACCTCGAATCGCAGAAAGACCTGCTCACCCGGGAGGCCAGCCACGCCCAGAAGATGGTGGGGTTCAGCGGCGCCGAAGGCATGGACGCGGTCCGCGAGACATATCAGATCCGGATCGATCTCGCCAAACAACTCGCCGAGGTGGAAGCGGAACGGATTCTGAAAGAGACCACGGGCTCAGAGCAGTTGGTCGCCGGCGCCCGGGCGATGAAGGCACTCAATAAAGAAGTCGCCGACGCGCAGGAAGAGGCTGTGCTCAAGCAGCTTGAAATTCAGAAGCAGCAGATGGACTCGCTCAAAAAGGAAAGCGAGGGTCTGTGGAACACGCTGCTTATGCATCCCACCAAGTTCCCGAAGGAACTCGCCAGTACGATTCACGAGGCAGTGATTAAGCCGGTAGCGGAAGGCATGGCGTCGATGACCGCCAACGTTTTGCACCCGGCGATCTTCGGCGCGGACGGGGGCGGCGGGCTGGCCGGCATTTTCCAGGGGATCTTCGGCGGGAGTAAGCAGGCAGACCCAATCAAAATATCGACGGACCAGAACACCACCGCGACGATTCTGAACTCGGCGCACGTGGCGGCGCTCACCGCGGTGCTTGCCGGTGCGATGGGGATGACCGCTCCGGCGGTGGCCGCGCCTACAGGCATCGCCGGCCTGGCGGGTGTCTCTGTGCCCAGCATCTCGGTGCCTGCGCGGATGGCTACGGTGACGATGACCGGCGGCGGTGGCGACGGCGCTGCCGTGCCGGAGGCCAGCCCGACGTTCATAATCGATGGCGGCGGTGGCGCGCCTGCTGGCGTCGGCGGTGTGCCGTCCGGTGGCGGCGCACCGGAGGGCGGGTACAGCACGTCTGCGCTCTCGAACCTGCCGATGCTAAACCGTGGGAGTCCACTCTCCCAATTGGCGCCTGCTCTGAGCGGCAAGCCGGCATTCCCAGGACTGTCTCAACTTGAAAGTTCGGTCTGGAACACCAAGGCGTACCACGGTCTTCCCATCGACCAGACGACGTTCGCCGGCCAAGCCGCCAGCAGCGGCTTGGCTGTGGCCACCTCGCCCATGGCTACCGCTGCCGGGATGATGCTCGCGACCAGTGGTTTGATGGGAAAGCAGATGGGAAGCTGGGGCGGCGTCGGCATGGGCACGGCTGGCGGCGCTCTGCTCGGTGCGGGCTTCGGGATGCAATACGGCGGCCCCATGGGCGCGGTCCTCGGCGCGGGCATTGGTGCGGTCGCCGGACTCGGGATCGGCATCGGCGAGAAGCTGGCCGGCATCGAGTCGCCGCAGGTGAAGGCGCACAACGACATCAAGCAGATTTACGGTGTCGATATCCCCCAGAACAGCGGCACCATCAAGCAGGTCGTAAGCATCGCGCAGTCGGAGTTCGGCAACGACATCGCGGTGGCCGTGCGGTCGCCCAAGGTACGCCAACTGGTGATGCTCTATTCCGAGGCCACCGGCCAGAAGATGCCCCTCTCCGCGTCGACGCCGTATGCCGGGTCGCTCGTCGAGCAGGGCGGCAACCTGTACCAGCAGGCCAGCTTTCAGAACAACGCGTGGCACTCGTACGTATCGGATCTGCCCACGCTCGGAGGCATCGGCGGGTCCACATTCCCGACGACTCCGGGACCGAACACGACACCGTCTGGCAGCACGTACGTGTCGCTCAACATTAACGGTCAACCGATCACTTCGGACTTCGTGGCCGATCAATCCATGGCGGCGCAGAACGCCAGCTATGGCCGCACCCAGCAGTCGGCCAATCTCCAGGTACCAGGTTTGATGGTGGCGTAGATCCGATGCCTGGCAATCTCCAACCCGCCGCACTGGATGGTGTCATGCCGTTTTCGCTTTGCACCGCGTTCACCGAGGCGCGCGAGTACCCCCAGTTCCAGAACCAGTATCACGATGGGACGATCCAGCGGTCGCAGCTTGCGCAGACTTCGCGTCGAACGTTCCGGCTCAGCAAGCGCTTGAGCGCGTCGTCGCTTTCCGCTTTGTACAACTTTTGGGTGTCCAAGAATGGCGGCCTTATCCCGTTCGCCTTCTACAATCCGTTTGACGTAGCCGCTGGCCTGCAGATCGGCAGCAACTACGATCCCACGGGCAACGAAACGCGGGGCCGCGTCACCGTCGTGTTCCGCGGCAACTGGGTGCAGTCGACGGATGTAGCGCGGACAAACGCCCCGACATTGGAAATCACAGAAGTAGCTTGACAATTAGTCCATCCCAAGAACTCGAAAGCGCCGTCGCGGCGAGCACCGCCAGGCGTTTCAGACCCGGCAGTTGGGTGCTATACTCTAGCCGATAAACCGACTCAATGAATCTATTCAGCAGATTCTTCAAGGGAAAGGCAGCTGCCTCCGGCCCGACGCCCCTCCATGAAGCCACAGAGAAGGGCAGTTGCGATGAAGCCCGCCTACTCTTGAAGAAAAGAGCAGAGATCAATGCCCTGGACGCTCAAGGTTGCACACCGCTCTTCCGTGCTGTCACAAAGGGACACGCTGCGATGGTCCGATTGCTATTGGACGGGGGCGCGGACCTCAACATTGCGGTTTCCCAGCGGTCCACGCTACACCAAACCGCAATGACGGGAAATGCCGAGATCGCGGAACTGCTGCTTGCGAAAGGAGCAGACTTCGACGTCCGAGACGAAACAGGTCAACCCCCGTTGTTTGATGCAATCAGCTGGCGCAGAGTGCGTCTGTTCACTTCACACACACCTATTGACGTCGCAGAGGTGCTTGTGAGGAGGGGTGCTGACGTGAACGCAAGAGACCTCCACCAAAACACACCGCTGCATGAAACCATCCATTCAAAGTGCAACCTTGAAGCATTGGGCTTGCTGCTTTCGAGCGGAGCTGATGTGAATGCGGTGAACCTCTATGGGGAAACACCCTTACATTTGGCAGCATACTATTGTCAGCCAGCAGCCGTGAAGATATTGCTTGAGCACGGCGCGCAGGTGGACACGACGGATAAGGCAGGGCGCACCCCATTCTCTCGTGGGGCAGACTGTGAAGCCTTCACTTCAGGGAACGACCCAGACCCGCGTTACCATTGCGAGGTATTGAATCGGCTCATTGACGCCAAAGCCGACATAGCCTCCCTCCATGGTGCAGTAGCTCTCGTTCGGCTGGCAGGGCGCGGGCTAAGGGAAGCAGTTGAACTGCTCCTTAGTCGCGGTGTCGACGTGAATGCAGCAACGCCCAGCGGGGAGCGAGCGTTAGCCGCAGCCTCACAGTACGGCCACCTGGATGTCGTCGGACTATTACTTGATCGAGGGGCAGCTGCCGATGCCGCTGATAATGAGGGACAGACGGCACGGGATCGTGCGGCGAGAAACGGGTATAGCCAAGTTGTCAAGCTTCTACTCAGCAAGGCCGCAATAGGGGCTAAGCTGGAAGCGCGTATCAGCCTCTACGACGCGGCCGCTGCCGGTGCAGTCTCTACCGTCCAAGAGCTCCTTGCCGCTGGTGCGAATCCGAATGGCCTTAACCAGCATGGTTTTGCACCGCTCGCCGCTGCGGCTTGGTGTGCACGTGATGACATTGCGAGAATTCTCCTGGCACACGGGGCGAACGTCGAGGCGGCAGGACATGGTTATACGGCACTATTCTGTGTGGTCAGCGCGGATTTTCGGCGGACAAATGTCCCCTTGGCTGCAGGCAGTGCCCGTGAACAGCGCCTTCCTGTGGAAGCGGTCAAGAGGACTGTTGACCTCCTGTTACAAGCAGGAGCAAACCCGAACGCAGTGCACGACAACATGTGCGCATTATCGATGGCAGCTGTTTGGTGCTCAGAATCCGTGGTGGCGAGTTTGTTACGGGCTGGAGCTAACCCCAGCATGAGGCCCGCACACGGCCGCACTGCACTCGAATGGGCGATAAAGGAAAATCGCTTGGATATCGCAAATCTCCTCAGAACATCGGGAGCGCAAGAATGACAAAACCAGTTTGACCCCGCGAACAGCTTCCAACCTTTGCGTTTGTTTTGAAATTCATTGAACGCGACTCAAGTTGCGTTCATCATCCCTTTCAGCATGTCCGACACCATCGGCCGCATCGCCGTCCCCACGGTGCTGAACTCCGGCCAGACATTCCCGCTCACCACGCAGTACCCAGTCGGCTTCTCCGTCGAACGGTCGGTGGTTGTCCAGCGCTTCGGCAGCAGGGACGCCAAGCAGGAGCAGCGCTTCTATAGCGGCATCGGACCTCGGAAGTTCCGGTTCTCGCGCGGCAATCTCGGCTGGACGGAGGCGCGCGAACTGAGATCGTTCTGGGAGTCGATGCAGGGCCCATCGGAGGCGTTCACTTACAACGTGCCCAACCCGGACGGGACTACAAGCTCTGTCCTGGTGACCTTCGAGGAGACGCCGATCTCCTTCAACTACCTGCGCAACGCTTGTCAGACCGGTTTTAATCTGATCGAGGTCGTCGATCCGACGGCGGCACCGACGTACGCGGTGGTCGCCGCGCCCTGCATGCGCTTCCCCTCGACGGCGCTCTCGACCGCGCTGCTCTCCGAAGTCCAGGAGATGATTCCGCTCATTCACATCCGCGTGCGCGAAACCGCCGTGCCGGACATCTGGCTTTCCGACCGGCGCGTGACGCTCACGGACGCTGCGAGCGGTGCCGTGGCCGCTGCGCTCGGGTGGGCATCCAGTTCGCAACTCTACCTGCCGCGCATTACCGGGATCGGCGAGCCTGGCTCCGACGTCCTCGTCTCCCAGGACATCAAGGGATCGTCCGACACCGTGCGATTCGCGTTCGGCAATGCCGACCGCACGATGACGGACCTCGTCAACGACACCGATCTGAAATACGCGGAGATCGACTTCTGCGCGTACCACGTCAACTCCGGACTCCTGATTCAAATCTGGAAGGGCGTCATTCAGAACTATGCGAGCGACGGCACGCCGAACTTCCCGGTGGTCTGCTCCGACGGCTTCTTCCAGATCATGAATCAGTATCCGGAGAAGCAGGCCAGCCGCCAGTGCTGGAAGACCTACAACGACGGCGTCTACTGCCTCTGGGCTACCAAGGGCGCGAGCGCGGCGGCGGTCAGTGCGGCAGGAGGTGATCCGGCTAGTTGCGACTATTACCTCGAATCGGCGAACGG